GGGAAGGCTGGGCCATACTCCTCCGGCAGAAGCAGAAAAAGCTTATTATGCTTCCATCGGAAACGATGATCTGGCAGCCTGAGTTCACAGATAAAACACTCTCCAGGAAACCCGGGGCGGTTCAGGTTTTGGCGTGTATTCTGGAACAGGTTTCCCTTTTTTTCTGCATGCTTCTGCCCTGAGTCTCCAGTTTTCCTCATGACGCCGGTTCGTCATTTTCTGCATTGCTGAATAAATTTTTGATTCAGTAATGTCTCTTAGTTGCATTCCTGCGAAATGTTGAAGCCAGAATCCGATCCGGCTTTTGTCATCGTCCAGTGATTTTTTATGTGCTTTCTCTTCAAGCCACCTGACACACGCTTCCTCGAACGTTATATCAGGTATTTCACCAAGTTTGCTGACCCGCCATGCTTCAGCCTTTAGCTTGTCATGGAGTTCTGTCGCCTGCCTTTTGTCCTTTGTTCCAAGAGACTGTTTAAATCTTTTACCGTTCGGCAATGTGAAACTGGCGTACCATATTTCACCTCTGCGGAAGAGTGACATTTTCTTTCCTCTGTTATGCCATCACCCGCGCTCACCTGGACAGTATGCAGCGGAGACTGAAGAGCCGCAATGCAGGCTTGTCGTGTTGTGAGGTAAGGAGATTTATTCTTAGTGGGATCTTTGCGTGTTGCCTGAAGACGCCCTGTGCGTATCCAGTTAATGGCAGTCGGTCTGGATATCTTGAGAAAATGACAGGCCTCATCGAGAGTGAGGCTGTATGGCTCCATTATTTCACCTCTTGCTGTGACATTGTTGAAAAATGGATACCAGCTCGTTGCTGCCAGACGATCCAACCGAGAGTCATATCCCATGCCATGTATTCGTTATCGCCGTTTTTTGCTCTCCGACGATCTACTAAGTCACCGAAACGCTTTTCCATGAATAATTCATAAGCTTCGCGTTCATCTGGTTCTACTTCCAGAGATAGGAGTGCGATTTCATAAGCACGGCGCTCAATATCGTCTCGCACGTCAAGGCTGCTGATACGCTCTTTAATTTCTTTAATCAGTTCTTTGTCGGTAAAAGTGGTCATTATGCTCCAGCCTCCGGTGCTTTTGGCATTACTGCCCAGTGAGTGATATTGACGTTTTCAAGGTCCCCAACCTGAAATGTCCACTGCCATTCTCCGGTTTCTTTTTGTCCCCAGGTGTACCAGAGAGAACGCCAACCAATTAGCCAGCCTTCTCCGTTAGCATCGAATAACAAAACACTTTCATTTGCTGGTGGCAGTTCAGTTGACACTGGTATTACTTTGTTTTCCTGTGCTGCACATTTAGCTTCAAGCGCATCGAATTTACGCACCAGGTATTCAGCATCTGTTTCATTTACTTTCAGATCTCGCGGTACACATCTCCCACGAAGAAACCCTTCCATTTCGAAAACATTCATGCGCATTTGCGTAACTCCGATAACTCGTTAAAGCGTTCCATAAACATCCCGTAGGCATGGCCCGGTGCCAGTGGAATCACGTTGAACATCTCTGTTGCCGGGATACCTTCCAGTACAGGCCAGAAAGAGCCATCATCAAGCCCGAGATCGCGGCGTTCGGTTGCCAGCATGATGAGATCGGCATATTTCACGGGCGTACTCATAACTGGGGGTAACCCGTATTTCTCACGGATTACGGCGTCTATTTTTTCTTCCATTTGTTTATAGTCAGGAAGAAGGCGTTTCAGTGGTGCGGGAATGTCCTGGCAATACGCTTCTGTTGCATCATGCATTAACGCTTCAAAAGCAAATTCCTGCGGCACCAACTGGCTGCAAAGAACCGCATGTTGGGCGACGCTGTAGAAGTGCGAAAGATGACCGGCAAAGCGACAGATATTTGAAAGGGAAACCGCGATATCGTTAATATCGATGTCGTCTTTATTTATCCTGTCATAATAAAAATGCTTCCCGGAAAAAGTTTTAATAAATGACATTTTGTTCTCCACGTATATGCGCTGCACCGCGCTGAATTTTGGTTAAAGAAAACCCTCGCCATCAGGCGATTATTGAGTTAATTACGTTTCTATAAATGCCCCCGCAGGGGCATTTGCAGTAATGAAATCAGGCGGTGAAAGTACCAATAAAGGTTTCTACTTTGCTGTCTTTGAATTTTTCAACAAGCAGATTACGAAATTCGTTAGCCATTTCTTCCTGTACTGCTTCCAGCTGAATAATGCGCAGAACCAGTACAGGGCGATCACCAGTGATAATGCTGAGGCGTAATTTAAACGGACGTTCTTTCAGGCCTTCAAACGGAACGCATTTAAACTCAAATGCTACTGGCATAATGTCTTTAGTTTTCGCTTCGACAGACTCCATCAGAGAGCGTTTGCCGCTGAAGTCATTGTCTTCAAAATCAGCGGTCTGGTTTGCTTCAATCGTGATTTTACGGACCGCCGCAGCCGCTTTTGTTGCCTGAATGGCGTCACCATTAGCATCAAAGCCCACAAGGTAGTCGGCCCAGTCTTCAATCCATTCTGCCAGTGACTTCTGGGAGTTACGCTCGCCGTTAACAGACAACAGGGCAGAGAACGGTGCTGTCTTTTTCAGTTTGAGAGTGGCGGTGTTATCTGCGTGACCTGGTTCATCAATAGTACCCAGGTTAAGCACACTGACGGCTCGCATATTATCAGCATCGATAAAGCAGCGGGTGCTTTCATCTGCAAGATCTTTAGAATAACGGGTAAAGTCATCGATGCTGGCAGTGGAAAGCGCACCACGGAAACGGAAGCGATTTAAATTAAATTTTTCCAGATCATGAATGCGGAAATTCTCAGGCAATGCCACAGCATCGGCACCAATCTTACTGATAATTTCATTAACACCCTGAGCAGAAATAAGGGCATGGATTTGATTAATTTCGGTTGCGTCTAAGTTCTGAGACATAATAAGTCCTCACTATATAAAGATATTCAGTGATGAGATAAATAATCAGTTAATTAAGAACGATATTAATGACCTGCTGCGCGGAGTTTTCCGTCAGGCTCACCGGCAAGAGTCAGTAATTGTCCCTGGTCTTCCTGCAGAATAGTCAGGCGACCACCGCGATTGACATACATCGGTGTTTCGGTGGTGTCTTCTTCGGAAATTTTCCCGCGGTTAGTCGGGCGAACATATGAGAGTTTGTGTTTGATTTTCACACGGTTCTCATCAAATGGTTCGATTTCCAGGTTGAGCGAGACCTTACCTTTGGTTTTCGTGTTCATCACACCGGAAGCGACTTCACTGAGAACTGCGCCGATTTTGGTTTCAAATACGCCGCCGTCCAGCTCCCCGATAAATGCCTGCACATCAGTACTGCGTTCGCTAGCCATTTTGCTGCTCCTCATCATATCGACCCTGCAAGGTCGGTTAGTTTCTCCACAAAACAGAGAAGAACACCTGCGGTGGCAGCCGCCCGGATGGATTGGGTTATGAGCCCGTCGTCCGGTGATGCTCTTCTCTGTTTTGTAAAAAGAGCGGTACCAGCCGGAAGCAAGTGTACAAACTGGTACCGCCAAAGCAGTGGCTGTTGTGGTGACCGGTGCTGATCTCCGGCTTGCGGTTATTTCAGACTCTCACGGGCGTTTAATTGCCCCGCCGAACAGCTCTTTTCCGCAATAGCTGCAATGTCTTTCGCGCATCAGTCTGCGCATTCACCACAACGCTGAGAGCACTTAGCCAGTTACGGCACCACACTTTGTCGCGGTTCCATAAATGCCCTCATCGTTGCACCCTGGTCTCTTCCCAGGCGTCAAACCGAATCGCCACGCTGGTTAGGCGTCTTATCAGCATCATCATTGACTTGCACATTCCGGCTACCTGGTTTGTTTGCTCGAGCAAGGAGTGGATTGTCCCCTTTAACGTCACCAGACCGCTAACGACGCATGTGCCATACGCCGTGTTACAACCAAATTTTGTTTTAATCTTGCCTGTGTTATGTTTCTTTTAGATACATTGTGTATCTCATGGATACATTGTCAAGTATAAAAAAACCTGCCGAAGCAGGTTCATAAATATTGATTAGGCCTTTATTGTGTATCTTCTTGGTTTTCCCGAGAAAATCACTGTACCAATTATAGAGCAATTACCGTTAATCTTAATGTAAGGCTCAGGCCAGTTTGGGTTTAATGCTTTGAGATAACGCTGTGTTCCATCTTCTATCAATCGCTTGAAGGTGGTTTCGCCTGTATCGTGCATCAATGCAATAACGTCGTCACCGTGGCAGGCAGGGACTTCGGGATCAACAAAAATCATGTCTCCAGGGCGGTACTCATCAATCATTGAATCACCAATCACCCGCAAGATATAAGTCATTTCGCCACAGGGTACAGGGCAGGGATACGTTTCTGCTGTGCTCAAATCAACCTCAGAATAGCCAACTTCTTTCCATGCTCCGGCCTGTACCCATGATATGACAGGGACTAACGTTATTTGTTTGTTAGTGATTGAAACATCAGGTTTTTTTGTGATGTTCGTTGTCTGGTGTTCTTGATCAAGCCATCCGACAGGCAGGTCGAAACATTTTTCGATGTGCCGTGCCATGCTGTCACCGATATTTTTAGTAGCGCCATCCCCCATAAACCTGCTGGTCTGGGTTGGCTCGCGATCAATCATGGTGGCAAAGGATGAATTTCCGCCAACACCATCTCTCAGTTTTCTGGCGTTAGACCGCCGGATGTCATGGATTGTTTTCATAACGAAATTAAAACCTTTGTACCGATAAGGTACAAGTATCTTGAGGGTTCATTTCAATCATGTAATATGTATACCGTAGGTACATATTGTATGAAAGCGTACTGGGACTCTTTAACCAAAGAACAGCAGGGCGAGTTGGCCGGAAAAGTTGGCTCAACACCTGGCTACTTACGGCTGGTTTTCAATGGTTATAAAAAAGCCAGTTTTGTGCTGGCTAAAAAACTTGAGCAATGCACGTCAGGTGCAATTACGAAATCTGACTTAAGACCGGATATCTATCCGAAAGATTAACAGAACACCTTCAATTTTTAACCACAGAACGATGAGGCTAACCGTGGGTAAGCATCACTGGAAAGTAGAAAAACAGCCTGAGTGGTACGTGAAAGCTGTCAGAAAAACTATCGCAGCGTTGCCGGGTGGTTACGCTGAAGCAGCTGACTGGCTGGATGTAACAGAGAACGCATTATTTAACCGCCTTCGTGCCTATGGCGATCAGATTTTCCCGCTGGGATGGGCAATGGTTTTACAGCGCGCGGCTGGCACTCACTACATTGCGGATGCTGTCGCACAGTCTGCTGGTGGGGTGTTCGTATCGCTTCCTGAAATTGAGGAAGTAGAGAACGCCGATATAAACCAGCGCCTGCTGGAAGTCATTGAACAGATCGGCAGTTATTCAAAACAGATTCGTTCAGCAATTGAAGACGGTGTAGTGGAACCGAATGAGAAGACAGCAATTAACGACGAGCTGTACCTCTCAATTTCGAAGCTGCAGGAGCATGCAGCACTGGTCTACAAAATTTTTTGCATTTCAGAAAGTAATGACGCCCGCGAGTGTGCAGCTCCGGGCGCCGTGGCGTGTCGTGACTGTGGAGAAACTAACGCATGAACAGTTTAACAACACACTACCGTCGCTCGCAACTGATTGCGCTTCCTGTACCGGGTGGAAAAGCGAAGGTGGAGTATTGCTATGCAGTAAATGTACCAGGTGACAGGGAAATTGTAACCCACAGCTTTGCAGAGTGGGCTGTGGGTGATTTCAACCGGCAGAAGGAGACAGTCCTTTGCGACAAGTTAACCGCTGGTTCAAAGATCACTACGGAGTGCCCGTCAGAGTCATTCGTTGGGAGCCGGAAACACAACGGGTTATCTACCTCCGCGAAGGCTATGAGCATGAGTGCTTCAGCCCGCTCGAACAGTTTCGTCGTAAATTCAGGGAAGTAGAGGTCGGTCATGAGCACTAAATTAACCGGCTATGTATGGGATGGTTGCGCTGCATCAGGCATGAAATTATCCAGCGTGGCAATTATGGCCCGCCTGGCTGATTTCAGTAATGACGAAGGTGTGTGCTGGCCATCAATTGAAACCATTGCCCGTCAGATTGGCGCGGGGATGAGTACCGTCAGAACGGCTATCGCACGGCTGGAAGCAGAAGGCTGGTTAACGCGTAAGGCGCGTCGCCAGGGTAACCGCAATGCGTCGAATGTTTATCAGCTTAACGTTGCGAAGCTTCAGGCAGCGGCATTTTCTCAACTGTCAGATTCTGACCCGTCAAAATTTCTTACCTGCTGACAAGTGGGTAACGCCACGCATGATGACGAGAACTACCGGAGTAAGCGAAGCCAGGTGCCAGTTAATACTGACTCAGTTAGTTCTGGCGGGTCTGGCGAAGGATAACGGCGGGTACGGGAATAAATTCAGACGCTGCCAGTAATGGCGGTTTCCTGCTGTGAAAATGGGCGGCTGGTGGGTGTTGGTAGCACCTGCCAGCCATTCGCTCATGCTTACTGGTCACAAGCGAACCACGGCCCACTGCTTTAGCGCAAAAGCAGAGTGAGCCTACCAGAGTTACGCTTACTGATCCATGAAAAATACTGTAAAAATAAACAGTATTGATTTAATCAACGCTGATTGCCTGCATTTTATTCAGTCCCTGCCTGATGATTCCATTGACCTGATTGTTACCGATCCGCCTTACTTCAAGGTGAAACCTAACGGTTGGGACAATCAGTGGAAAGGGGACGAAGATTACCTTAAGTGGCTGGACCACTGTCTGGCCCAGTTCTGGCGGGTGTTAAAACCTGCCGGAAGCCTTTACCTGTTCTGTGGGCATCGCCTGGCATCTGATATTGAGATCATGATGCGTGAACGTTTCAACGTGCTTAACCATATCATCTGGGCGAAGCCGTCCGGACGTTGGAATGGGTGTAATAAAGAAAGTCTGCGCGCATATTTTCCTGCCACAGAGCGCGTTCTGTTTGCTGAACATTACCAGGGGCCATATCGCGGCAAAAGTGACGGCTATGCAGCAAAAGAAAGGGAACTCAAACAGCACATAATGGCACCGCTGATATCGTATTTCAGGGATGCTCGTGCCGAACTGGGTATAACGGCAAAACAAATTGCCGAAGCCACAGGTAAGAAAAATATGGTTTCCCACTGGTTTGGTGCCAGTCAGTGGCAGTTGCCGAATGAGGCTGACTATCGGAAGTTACAGGCACTGTTTTCCCGTATAGCGGCAGAGAAGTTTCAGGAACAACAACTGGAACAACCACACCACCAGCTGGTGGCATCTTATGATTCACTGAATCGCAAATATTCTGAATTGCTGGATGAGTTTAAATCTCTCCGGCGCTATTTCTCCGTATCAGTCTCCGTGCCTTATACCGATGTCTGGATGCATAAACCCGTTCAGTTCTACCCGGGTAAACATCCGTGTGAGAAACCGGCGGATATGCTCAGGCAAATAATCAATGCCAGTAGTCGACCTGGTGATCTGGTTGCTGATTTTTTTATGGGATCCGGTTCCACAATAAAAGCAGCAATGGCGCTGGGGCGTCGGGCCTTAGGTGTTGAGCTTGAGTCAGAGCGGTTTAACCAGACAGTGAAAGAGATAAACGAGCTGGTGGGGAAATAATCTGGTGGCCACGTCAAGTGGCCTTTTTATTTCCATTACACAGCACCCGCATCTGCGAGGTGGGGTTATGAAATCCATGGATAAGTTAACAACGGGTGTCGCCTATGGCACCTCAGCAGGTAGTGCCGGGCACTGGTTTTTACAGTTGCTCGATAAAGTCACGCCCTCACAGTGGGCGGCAATAGGTGTGCTGGGTTGTCTGGTGTTTGGCCTGCTGACGTATCTGACAAATCTTTATTTCAAGATTAAAGAAGACAAGCGTAAGGCTGCACGGGGAGAGTAATTCAATGACTCAAAACTATGAACTGGTTGTGAAAGGAACCCGCAATTACGAGGATAAAGTTGCGGTAACTGTAGCATTACAGGAGAAAGAACGCTTAGACGGTGAAATTTTTGACCTGGACATCTCGATAGACCGTGTTGCAGGTGCCGCACTGGAGTTTTATGAGGCAGCAGCCAGGAGGTGCATCAGACAGGTCTTCCTGGATGTCGCTGCCGGGTTATGTGAAGGCGATGAGCAGTCGCCGGAAAAGCGCCCCGTAATTTTAGAGGCGCAGAATGTATGGATAACCTACAAAGGAAAGCTGCCGGGAAGAATTACTGGTTCCCTGAAGATTCCGCCGAAATGGTAGTTTTGTCAGCATAATTTTCTTCCAGCAATGCCGCCAGCCACTTGAAAGAATTTTGTTGTTCCTGGGACCATTTGGGGTTGCGTGATTCAAAATGAATGGATGCCAGCGTTGGCAGTATTTGCTCCCTGGGAATTGATAAGGCCAGATGTGAAAATGCAACAGTGAGGGCATTTACATCATCCCGAAGCCTGGAAATGCAGTCGAGCAACTCCTGTAGAGAAATGGTGTTATTGTCCATAAATAATCCTCTTGATTGTCTTTACCTTTTCCCCGCCTGATTCAACAGGCCGGGACAGATAAACATATCCAGGGTTCAGAAACCGATAAATCCTGATAAATATCCATGAACGCAAAAATCAAATACGGCCTGTCAGCTGCAGTTCTGGCGCTGATTGGAGCAGGCGCATCTGCTCCTCAGATACTTGACCAGTTTCTGGATGAAAAAGAGGGTAACCACACTACGGCATACCGCGATGGTTCCGGCATATGGACCATCTGTCGTGGTGCCACGATGGTGGATGGTAAACCTGTTATTCCGGGCATGAAACTGACGAAGGAAAAATGTGCTCAGGTTAATGCCATTGAACGCGATAAGGCGCTGGCATGGGTGGAGCGCAATATTAAAGTGCCGCTGACCGAACCCCAGAAAGCGGGTATCGCGTCATTTTGTCCCTATAACATTGGCCCCGGTAAGTGTTTCCCGTCGACGTTTTATAAGCGGCTGAATGCCGGTAATCGTAAGGGTGCATGCGAGGCGATTCGCTGGTGGATAAAAGATGGTGGGCGCGATTGCCGCATACGTTCAAATAACTGCTATGGACAGGTTATTCGTCGTGACCAGGAAAGCGCATTAGCCTGTTGGGGGATAGATCAGTGAGCAGAGTCGCCGCGATTATTTATGCTCTGGTTATCTGCATCATCGTCTGCCTGTCGTGGGCGGTCAATCATTACCGTGATAACGCCATCGCCTACAAAGAACAGCGTGATAAAAAAGTCAGTGAGCTGAAGCAGGCGACCGCCACCATTACTGACATGCAGCAACGCCAGCGTGCTGCTGATGTACTCGATGCTAAATACACGAAGGAGTTGGCTGATGCGAAAGCTGAAAATGATGCTCTTCGGCGCAAGCTTGATAATGGTGGTCGGGTGCTCGTCAAAGGAAAATGCTCTGTGCCATCCTCAGCCGAAACCTCCAGCGCCTCCGGCATGGGCAATGATGCCACCGTCGAACTCTCTCCAGTTGCTGGACGAAACGTTCTCGGTATCCGGGACGGAATCATCAGAGACCAGACAGCACTGAGAACGCTTCAGGAATATATCAGGATGCAATGCCTTCGATGATAGCGATAATTTTACTCATCATCCTTCACATTTGGCTCTGTAGACAGGGTGGTGATCACTTCTGGAGTAAATCCAGATTAAACATCTCATTGCTGATGCTTGATATTGAGCATATGGCGCGCGGTAAGGGGCTGCGTTGAGATAAGAGCCAGTTCATTACAAAGCCTATCTACGGGTGGGCTTGATAATGAAACCGGAATTTATTCTGGGCAACCAGTTACGGCAGTACCGCGAAACAACCCAAGCCAGTAAGTGGGGAAATAACACTGGCAGCTACTGAAAGATGAACCCCCTGCCTTATGGCAAAAAAGATTCTTTGTGGTGGCGGACTGATGGAAAGACATCGGTTATTTCAGAGACCATTCAATGAGTGGTCTCGACAATGGCTTATACCCTACACGGGATAACTTAACTGATATCCCTTTTAACGGATAAAGGTATTCAAGCCTGACACATCATGCGCTGTATCGTCGCCGTATTCCCGTATTAACAGAGACCGTAGCCCGACGGGGAACTCCTTCTGCGAGAGTGTGCGGGAATAATCAAAAACGATGCACACCGGGTTTTTACCGCGTTTATGGTTCGCGGGTTTGTCCCTCATGCTCGCCAGTCCTGTGCGGGGGTGGAAGAAACAGGATACTCACACAGATTCTTGTGGGCACGATGCTATTCCTTTCTGGATTATCCCGATGCCATTCATGCAAGGCGCTGTATCAGACGTTCGTCATGGCTGTCAGGCTGACGGGTCCTCCCGGTGGGGTGGCCTGCCACGGGGCGGGAGCGGCGCGGAAAAAGGCTAGTTTTTGAAATTTCATTCGTCATCACCACTACTGTAATGCATTGATATTACATTGGTTTTATTTTTATGGTGTCGATTTTGATTGTTTTTTGTTCATCGCTAACACCGTTTGCCTAAAGTTGTTCGCAAGATGCATGTTTAAAACATTCTGGAGCGGGTATGGATCGAGAGTTAAAAAATCTGACGCTGAATATCAGTCAACTGGCGGCACTGTCAGGTGTACATCGCCAGACTGCTGCGGCAAGGCTGCAAAATCTACCCGTTGCAGGGGGGCATGAAAGCAACCTCAAGCTTTATCGGGTGGTTGATATTGTGTCGGCATTTCTGGCATTACCACCGCCGGTTGCAGAAGGCGAAATGGACGCGCATGAGCGCAAAGCCTGGTATCAGTCTGAACGTGAGCGTCTTAAGTTCGAACAGGAAACGGCGCAACTCATTCCGGCCAGTGATGTCAGACGGGAGTTTGCCATCTGGGCAAAAGCGGTCGTGCAGGTGCTGGAGACATTACCGGATATTCTGGAACGTGACTGCGGTCTGCAGCCTGCCGCTGTGAGCCGTGTTCAGTCCATTATTGATGATCTGCGCGATCAGATAGCCCTGCGGGTGACCGAAGCAGGTGCGGATGATGAGGAGGAATTACAGCAGGAGGAGTAATGCTGAATCAGGAAACCGCAAAGGCAGCACGAACCGATTCAGGTTATATCCTTCGCGCACCGAGGCGAATGCGGGTTGCTGATGCCGTTGCTCAGTATATGCGGGTGCCCATGGGGGCAGGGAACTCAGTCCCGTGGGATCCGCTGGTGGCACCGTATGTTATTGAGCCGATGAACTGCCTGGCCTCGCGTGAATACGACGCAGTGATATTTGTTGGCCCGGCACGAACCGGCAAGACTATCGGCCTGATTGACGGCTGGGTGATTTACAACGTGATTTGCGATCCTGCTGATATGCTGATCATTCAGATGACGGAGGAAAAAGCCCGCGAACACTCCAAAAAACGACTCGCCAGAACGTTTCGCGTCAGCCCGGAAGTGGTCAGTCGCCTGAGTCCGAACAAAAATGACAACAACGTTTATGACAGAACATTCCTTGCTGGTAACTACCTGAAAATCGGCTGGCCGTCAGTCAATATCATGTCCTCATCAGATTATAAATGCGTCGCGCTGACGGATTATGACCGTTTTCCGGAAGATATTGATGGCGAGGGGGATGCTTTCTCTCTTGCCTCAAAACGTACCACAACTGAACCGCCCCGGAAATCCTGGAGACTAAACTCCCTGAGAAAGAGGTAAACAGGATGACTAAAAATACTCGTTTTTCCCCCGAAGTCCGTCAGCGGGCGATT